GGACGGTATGTTCGGGTCTGCGGGTAACGCCATGCAGCAGTTCACCCGCAAAGCCCCGGTCATGAAGTTCCTTCTGCCGTTCGTCCGCACGCCAGTCAACATTGCGGACTACGGATGGGATCACACCTTCGGCGCTATCCTGGGTACAGGAGTGGAGTCCCTCAAAATGGTGGGGCGGACGCTGGGCATGGAACTACCCAACACGCAGGACAGCCTCTTCCGCTTGCAGCGAGAACTGGCGAGCGAGGATGCGATGGTCCGCGCCAGAGCCCGGGGCCGCATGGCTATGGGAGTCGGGGTTGGTACCTCGATCGCCGTGTTTGCTCAGATGTTCGACGAAGAGACTGGTCTGCCTCAGATCACGGGCAGCGGTCCCTCGGACCCTGACGCCCGCAAGTCGCTGACTGAAGCGGGTTGGCAACCTTTCAGCATCCGCCTGGGTGGAAAGTACTACAGCTACGGTCGGATGGACCCGGTGGGCTCCATCTTGGGCTTCATCGTAGACGCCTCCGAGTACATCCGAGAGAACGCCGACAGCGACCCCAGGGTCTCGGAGTTGGCTCAGGCCGTGTTCATGGCGAGCATCGCGTCCGTCTCGAACAACATCACCTCAAAGACCTACCTGAAAGGTCTCCAAGATGTGATCCAGGCTCTCGACGACCCGGACGCCAGGATCGAAAGGTTCGTGGGCGGCGTGGCAGCGAGCTTTGTCCCGACGATCCTTGCGAGCACCGAGAGGGCTATCGACCCCGATCTTCAGGAAGTCCGCAGCGTCCTCGATCGAGTTCAAAGCCGCATCCCTGGCCTGTCCTCGCGTCTCCCTGTCCGTCGCAATCTGCTTGGCGAGCCCGTGACGACCGACATGGCCGCCCTGTCCATGGTCGCACCTGTCCGGGTGACCAAGGTCAAGGATGACCTGGTCCGTCAAGAGCTTGCCCGGTTCGCCTACGGCTTCTCCATGCCCTCCACGGAGCGGGCAGGGGTTGACCTGCTTGACGAAGAACTGGACATCCGAGGCCAGGCCGCCTACGACCGCTTCACGGAGCTAGTGGGCGAGGTCAAGATCGGCAGCAAGACGCTCCGCCAGGAGCTTCGCAGGACCTTCAAGTCCGCCGAGTACCAGGCGCTGTCCCCGGATGACGGGGAAGACGGCGACCTCTCTCCGCGAATCCTGACGATCCAGAGCATTCTCCGACAGTACCGAGAGAAGGCATGGGGTCAGCTTCGCAAGGAGCAGCCCAAGATCCAACGCGCCATGCGCGAGCGCCAGAAGCGCGTCCAGGCCCGCCGTCAAGGCAAACTTACCCTCTGATATGACCAGCATCACTTACACCTTCAGCGGGAACTACGACTTTCAGGTTCCCTTCCCCTTCATCTCAGAGGCGCACCTGAACGTCTATCTGGCGGGGAGCACAGTCGCATCCAACCAGTGGAACCTGGTCAACGGCAACACCGTTCGGGTGACCGCCACGCTAGTCCAAAACAACACCGTGTTCATCGAGAGGGTCACCCCGGTCAACACGGCCCTGGTGGACTTCACCTCCAACACGGGTATCCGCGAGCGGGAACTGGACACCGCCTTCAATCAGATCCTGTTTGCTCTACAGGAGCTAGACGTTGAGGCGACAGGAGGTCTGCGTAAGAACGGCCCGGGCAACGCATGGAACGGGCAATCACTACCTCTGAAATCCCTTGGCGCACCAACGGACTTGGCCGATGCAGCGACGAAAGGTTATGTCGATGCCAACCTGGCTAGCACTGGCACTCTACCAGTTCCAGGTTCTGGTGATATTGGCTTGGGCCTTCGTGTTCGAGCAGACGGAGCGAACGTCGCCTACGAAATCGCCCAAGTCGATGGAGCGGTCGCGTCGTTCGAGATGACGCCGGGTACTGCTGCCAACCTCAACGCCCGGCCTGTAGTCACCAACAGTTACGGAACTGGTTGGACTACTCAGACAGCCGCAGAGATCCCGCTCACCTCGGAGTCATCTCACGATACCCCGGAGGTCGGTCCGCTGGCGGTTCAAAATAGCACAGAGATTGTCGTCCCTGCCGGGGGTGTGTTTGAGGTTGAGGCTACCCTTCGCTTCCGGAACAGGATCGACGGCACGACCACTAACATACTCAACGTGGATGCGGCCCTAGTTGACGGGAACGGTAACGTCCTCGATAAGACGCCGGGGAACGCCTCAGGGCTCACAACGCTAGGAGCAGGTGGTGGCTGCACAGACCCTCCCGTGTCCTCAGGTCTGCCGAGCTTCCCTTGGGTCAGCAGCAAGACCGTCAAGCTCTACGCGATCGTGGACGCTGGCGCAAGCAACATGACTGTCTTGCTCCGGGCCGTCACCAATGGTAACGCTAACGAGGTCTTCCTCGATGAAGGGAGCCGCATCGTCTTCCGGGAGCTTTCCCAATGACCGTTGAGGAAGCCGACAACCGTCTCGACAAAATCCAGAAGGAGCTAGAAGAATGGCAGCGAAACATCAAGAAGCAACTGACGCTACTGTGGGCGATCAGCCTGGCGACAGCGGCAGCGATCGGTCTCGATTTGCCGATCTGATCGAGAAAGAGGTGGAGGCTACGTTCTCCCTAGACGAGCGCCTGGATCGTATCGACGCCCTGATCGGCATCAAGATCGTCCAGAACCTGTCCAAGGAAGACGCGAGCCCCGCCGAGATCAAGGTGGCGATGGACTACCTGAAGCTGGTGGACTACGAGTTCACCTCGCTGAAGGGCCGCGCCAAGTCCAAGGGCAAAGATGCCGATGAGGCGTCCCTGGACGACCTGGTCAACCTCACCCTCGTCCCGCAGGAGTCTCTTGGTGAGCATCCTGTGGAGTGGGGTGCTGAAGCCTGAAGTCGTGAATCAACTTGCGAATGGAGTCCAGGCGAAGCTGTAGCGCATCGGCCCGCCTGGTCTCCTCCGCAAGTCGCGACTTCAGCAGCACGACTCGCTTCTCGACAAACCTGACGTACCGCTCAAGGTCTTCAGACTTCGTGTTATCCATCGACGTACTCGGAGTAGAGGGTTGCGTAGTAGACGCCCCAAAGAGGCGAGTGAAGGCCGCCCGAATGCGGCCAAGCAAGAACGTGAGCATACTCATGGGCGAGAACCTCGATCTCTTGGTCCGTAGTCTGCGGCAGTAGCTCAATCCTGAACCGCGTGCCGTGCCTCTTCCCGAAGAGCGGAGTGGTCAGGCCCCACGCCTGTTGCTCCAGGAAGAGGTTTGGCGAGCAGATCATACGGACAGGGTGCGGCGGAGGATAGTCCTCTAGCATCGAACGGAAGGTTCGATATGTGTTCGGATGCAGCCGCTTGCCGCTCATTCTGCCTCATCGTTGACTTCCTCAGTCATACTCTCGGCCAGCCACAGCATCATGTCCTGCGCCCTGCCTGTGTAGGTGCGCTTTCGGTCACGCATCACCGAGTGACTGAGCTTCCACAGCTTGGCCCGGAGGTCCACCTCGTTATCCCAAGACTCCTCCAGCGCCGCTCGAAGCTCTTGGTAGGTCATGTTGTAGATGTCAGGCATCAGTCCTCCTCCGTGTAAGTCCGGTCGATACAGTGACCGAGGGTATACTTGATTAACTCCTTGTGGTGACGGTACATACGACCGAGGGCCGCATCCACAGTAACCTCATTCTTCAGCGCGTCAACCACCCGATCGCAGAACATCAGGCTATGGCGGGCCTTGACCACCTGATCCTGTAGCTCCATGATCGCAGCCAGGCAATGGTAGAGCGCATCATCCTTGGGATCCTCCCAGGACTCCTGCGCCTGAACACGATTCAGGACAGTCCTGGTCCTCTTGGGCAGGAACTCCATCTCATCGACATCTTCGGGCATGCAGAGCATCAAGAAAGACTCGCCGCTTAGGCGCTTCAAGGTGGTTGCGGAACTTATCTGGAACCATCTAAACCTGCCGCCCCTGACCCCCGTGCAACGGGAGATGTGCGATTGGTTGGAGAAGGGACCCAAGCGTTCTCAGATGTGGGCGTTCCGTGGTGCGGGTAAGTCTTACCTAACATCAGCATATGCTGTCTATCTTCTTCTGATGAATCCAGAAGAGAAGATCCTCGTCATCTCCGCGAGTAAGCAACGTGCCGACGACTTCGTACAGTTCACCCGCAGGATCATTGATGAAATCCCTCTGTTCCAGCACTTGGTGCCTCGGCGCGACCTCAGGTACCGGGACTCCTCTGTGGCCTTCGATGTAGGCTGCTGTGTCCCTGCTCACAGCCCCTCGGTGACGGCCCGGGGTATCACTGGTCAGCTTGCGGGCTCCCGGGCCTCGACGATCATCCTGGACGATGTCGAGATCCCTGTGAACTCGGAGACCCCTGCCAAGCGTGAGAAGCTGGCAGAGGCGATCAAGGAGGTGGACGCGATCCTCCTGCCCGAGAACAAGGAACTGAAGGTGGACCCCAAGGTGCGGGTCCTGGGTACGCCCCAGAGCATGGAGACCATCTACCTCCAGCTTGAGGAGCGTGGCTACGTCCCTCGTATCTGGCCCGTGCAGGTCCCTAACGAGGAGACCTACATCGGCTACCGTGGTCACCTGGCACCCTCGATCGACGAGATGTACCGGGCCGGACGCCCCGCAGGTACCCCGACCGACCGCTTCAACGCGGAGGACATCGGGGAGCGGCGGGTGTCATATGGTGCCATGGGCTTCGCGCTCCAGTTTATGCTCTCCACGGCGCTCTCCGATGCCGAGAAGTACCCACTGAAGTGCCGTGATGCAGTATTTGCGACTTTCACTCCAGAACGAGTTCGGGAAGTCTACATCCACTCCAACCACCCGAAGTACCTCATCACGGACATCGACTGTCCGGGGATGCAAGGCGACGGGTTCTACCGTCCTGCGGATGAAGTGGGAGCCTGGATCAATCCAGATGCGACCATACTCTGCGTTGACCCATCGGGCCGGGGTCGGGATGAGACGGCTTTCGCGAGCCTGAGCGCGACGGCGGGCCACATCTTTGTCCATCGTGTCCAGGGTCTGCTCGGAGGTTACGAGGAGAGCACCCTGATCGCCATCGCGGAGGAAGCACGCCGCGTCAAAGCCAACCTTATTGTCGTGGAAGCCAACTACGGTGACGGTATGTTCAGCCGCCTCCTCCAGCCAATCCTCCAGCGTGTGTACCCCTGTGCGATCGAGGAGGTCAAGCATTCGATCAACAAGGAGCGGCGGATCATCGACACCCTCAGTCCAGTGCTGGAGGGTCACAGATTGGTGTTTCATGAGAGTATTCCGGGTTCAGACAAGGTAGCGCACGCCTCTGATTCTGACATGCGGGTGCGGGATCGGCAACTGTTCTATCAACTCGCGCACCTCACAACCGAGAAAGGCTGCCTGGCGCACGACGACCGTCTGGACTGCCTCTCGATGGGCGTGGCCCACTTCGCAAAGTTCATGGCGATCGACGCCATGTCACAGCAGCGCCTTCGTGAAGAGGAGAGGACCCGGAAGCTCCTTGAGCCCTGGGAGAGCAACACCGCACCCTCGTGGACTGACGATCAAGTCCTCGGAGGCCAAACCCTACTTGACCCTCTGGTATGACCTATCAACGACACCAACAAACGCGGAATGCTTATCACAGACCTGGGCCAGCCCACTCGTCGAATCACCGTAAGTTGGCGACCGTAGAGGGACTGGCCCAGTTCCAGGTCTAGCAGGAGGTGATCTATCTCAGCCGTCAGCCTTGCCAAGCTCCCCATCCTCGGAGGTGGGGGCGTCTTGGCTGGCGGCCTGTAGAAGCTCCTCGATCACTGTCGGCAGATCCTCGAACTGATTCGAGACGATCAACTCGTCAGCCATCTTCAGCGCCTCCTGCATATCAGTGGTGACCCTGGCGATCAGTAGCTGCACGGCGGCAGTGAACCGCACTGAGCGGTACTGCATCTCCATGGCTTCGTTGGTATTACTCGGTGACTTGAACATTGTTCTCTAGGGCTTCAGGGAGAGGACCGCAGTGGGTCCGGTAGACGGTCAGCTTGACCTCAAGGCTCCTGATCGTATGGTTGAGCCGCCGGATCTCTAGCTTGAGTTCCTCATTCTCTTGCCGATCAGCGACCCGGTACTCTTCTAGCTGCTCATCGCGCCGCCTGATCGCGTCCAGGGCGTGCGGCGTGACAATCCGGATGAAGAACCAAGCGGCCAGAGCCCCGAGAGATCCATAGGTGACCTCATCGAGGGGTCCGCTCGTCTCCTTCATCCTCGCTCTGCCTGACGTTTCGTGAGCTTCTCTTGGTTATATCGCGCAACATCCTCCAGAGAGCAGCCCAGCTTATCGGCCAGGGCAGTAACAGCCCAGAGTACGTCTGAAAGTTCGTCTTTGAGTCGTCGCGAGTCAAGTTGCTGGGTGCGGCGGTGGTGTTTCTGGAACAACTCCATGACCTCCCCGGCCTCTGCGATTAGCTCCAGGGCCTCACCGAGGTATCCCAGGGTGTCATAGTGCGCGTTGGACTTCCGAACAAACAGCCGGTAGTCGTCAAGAAAAGAAGACTGCATTATACAAAAGGGTCCTCGATGCCCTCGATCTGAATCGTGGTGGGGAGTTCGTCCCCAGGCAGCGTGAACATCTGGTACAGGTGCTGCTTGATCTCCTCAGAGATATCTGCGTACTCCTCCGACCACTGTAGAAGGTCGATGACCTCCTGGTAGGAGTAGAACACCCCCAGCTTGACCAGGGTGTCTCCTGGCACTGACATACACGCCACGAGGAAAGTGTACGCCTGTAGTGGCGTGAGGGCAAAGTTCCTCAGACCGCCGGGGGTTTCGTCGTTATCAGGCATCAGGCTTCTTGTTGCAGGGAAGGGACTCACGGTAATCGCGAGCCATCGAGGCGCGGCCCCCGGTGTACGAGATCAGATGTGTCGCGTAGGTCCAGCTACCCAGGAGACAGATCAGAATCACTACGTCGGTGATGTCACTGAGGTTCATCGTTAGAGGCAGGTGAAAGGTGTTCAGGGACTCGCGGGGGTCCTGTGTAGATCCATGTAGCTAGATCGTGGATGGTGGGGTTATACCTGACATTCCACTGGTCCACGGCGTTCTCACGGCCATGTCTGTAGCCCGATGAGCCGCCACAGCCCCCTTGGTTGAAGTCACAGATCACATTGTACCAGTCCTCAGGCGGAGTCTCCCCCATCTCAAGGACAGGGGCGTTCTCCGACCCACAGAACGGGCAGGGATTGAGCTTCAGGTCGCTCACTGAGCACCCCCGAGTCTCACAACTTCACTCCGCAAAGCAGAGCACTTTGTGCAGCGGGTCAACCGCGACAGCATGCGCGTTCCATCGTCCAGGTGTATGATCTTGAGCGCCCACTCCGGGCCGCTGGGATACTCGACGTTCGACTTGAACTCCCCCTCGTTCTCGATGCCGAGGTACTCGGTCGCTACCTCACCACCGCAGTGGCAGGGTTTGCTGTCTGTCTCGCTCACTGAGCACACTGCTCCAGCAGAAGCTCAGGAAGCCCCGCACATTGCTTGACACTCCGCCGAATGACCTCCGGCTGGATGGTCATGAACTGGTACACCTCGTCGATGGTCTCGATCCCGGCCTCTCCCAGAGCCCGATTGATGATCCACCCCATGGCGTACTCCAACTTGGCGTGGTAGGACAGGTCCTTCCGCCCCTCCTTGCCCTTGGACTTCTCATGCGTGGTGCTCGTGGGCCTGGACACAATCCACTGATCCCGATCCCACCGGACGTTGTAGCCGTGCATGGCAATACTGGAGTTCTTCATGCTCCACATACTAGCCACCCGGCAGCCCCCTGCAACTAGAACCTACGTCCCTGTACACAACCTGTACATAACTGGAGTGTCCCTGCTACTCCTGGGACTCCCTGAACCGCAGCGTGCCTCACAGGTATGCAGGAGGTACCCTATTTCGCATCCGGATGGGGAAGATGACCCCTGGGTCGGATCGAGGGTCGGAGAGGAGTTAGGCCACCTGTAGGCTTTCTGACGGGAAAAGGGGCAGGGAAGGTGCAGGGCGGGTGCAGGGAGGATCGGAGGCCGGGGTACAGTACAGCGGTACGGGGGGAAAGGGGGGCTACTTAGGGTATTGCTATGGTTTACATAGAGATACATAGAGATAACCCTACTATTTACTAACCACTAGACCTTGAGAGTAGGGTGTTACTACGGTAGTAGAGGTAACCCTGCGTACAAGGAGTAGGTTAGAAGTAGCTGGAGCGATCTATGCCAGGGTAGGGGGTTGTTGTAGGGAGCGATCTATGCCACCATAGGGTGAGATCGGGATCGTAGCTGGGCGTGACCTATGCCACCGTCCTAGGCCGGGCGTGACCTGTGCCCGATCCGCCTTGAAAATCCGTTACAGATTTCTAAACTGGTATATCTAGATGCGCGGGGCTACATGACCCCCCCTCTGGGGGGGTGTATGCAGAGCATACACCAGAGAAACAGGACCGCCAGGTCTCCTTATTGAGCGCCGCAGGCATAAAATGAAAGGGAGGAGCGAAGCGACTTCCTTTAGCGCCGCAGGCTTTAATGAAAGGGAGGAGCGAAGCGACTTCCTTTAGCGCCGGGGTGAGGCAGGAAGTCGCAAAGGGCAGCGCCAGGCGAGCGCCAGGCGGGCCCGTAGGGTCCCGGCAAGGGTGTGAGGACCCGTGAGGAACAGCGAGCGAGCGAAGCGAGCGAGCCGGGACCTGGGATGCGGACCAGGTGCCCCTAGCTACCTGCGTGGCGGGCTCTTAGGGGGGCTCCAGGTGCCCCCATCGAGCGCCAGGCGCTCCGCCAGGTGCCTCCCGGGGCACGAAAAGAGGGCCCCGGCTACTGCCAGGGCCCTCGGACCTGTGGATATCTACCTGTCTGGCGGCCTTTTGGGTCTCGACCAGGCGCTTCCGGGGAGCACCAGGCCGACCAGGCCGATCGCCAGGGGCGTCAGGACGGGGAGGAAGGCCAGCCAGAGATCATCCATCGTCCCCCAGATCCATCGCGTCGCGGA